CCGGTCTACACAATAGATTTTGCACAGCCGGGTGCGGGGATCGGATTAACGCACGGCGAATTGACCACACAAAGTCAAGATATTTACTCTGGAAGTCAGTTGGCTTATTATGATCCGAATGGCAATACTCTATATGTTGGTAAGGCAGATGCGCCTCCTGATACGGCAGATGGATCGAAGGAAACTTTGAATGTCAAGGATCTCAAGAACTCGCAGCCGAGTGGTTCAGGGGAAGATATAGCCGTGCAAGGAGATTAAAAGGATATGGGTGATGCAGTTCCTTCTGAAGTTGGACAAGATGGTGAAACTTTAAATGATGTAGCGAATGAAGCTCAATTGTTATTGCGAGCTAAAAATGTCAAAGAGTTTCATTCAGTCTTATCCACAGCAGGAAGTTTAACTTTCCCAAATGGAATTGCTATTGATTCAGGCGTTGTAGTGGCTTTTAAAAATAAAGGATTGTTTGATGGGAATTGGATCATACAGAAATTTACGATACATCTGACAGAAGGTAAACTAGTCTCTGAATTAGAGTTTAGGAAGTGTTTAATATTTCCTGATAAACCAGCCAATGTTCAATATGTGACTCAGCCTTCAGATCAGGGCGGTAATGGCAGTGGTGGGTAGTGATAGTTTTTGACACGTGTCAAATTATGCCGTTTAAATCTCCAGAATTATCGACTGATCACCATCTAGAGGGAATGGTACGATGTGGTCGAGCGACGAAGATTAAGACCGATAAATCTATTGCGGCGACGGTAACGTATCCCGACAGGGGATTTCAATCGGGATATTTACTCGTGCTGCAACGTAACACAATCGGCCATCAAGATTATTACGTACCGGTGCCGGGAGAGCCAGTCTGGGTTATTATGCAGGGGAAATCCTTGAATCGAGGATTGATATTAGGAAGTGCTTATACAGAAGGAAGTCTACCACCATTCAATTCCACAACCATTCGAGGAATGAAGTTCGCAGATGGAAGCTACATTATATATGATACGGCAGGGGGTGGTAATTATCAGCTTAATCTAGCAGGAAAGATTACAGCAACAATTAAGGGTGATTTAGTCGCAACAGTTGGAGGAAATCTGTCGGCGACGGTGACGGGCAGCGCAACCTTAAAGGCCCCGACTATAACACTAGATGCTGTGGATGTCTATATCACTGGTAAATTGCATCTAGATCATATCAAAGGATACCAGTTGCCTTGGACTCAGGCAGACGCACGTGTCCAGAATTTGGATGGCAGTGGTGGAAGTAGCTAAACGTAATGATTGGACTCTACGGCACTATCTTCTTTCATTCAGGTACGACGGGTTTGACAACGTTTGACGAGATGAATAAAACTGTCGCTGCTCGATGGGGTGATCATCCAGTTCATCTAGCAAAGCCGTTGTTGGAATATTCGGGACCGCAACTGATCGAGATAACTTTTAAGATGGAGTTAATTAAGCCCTTTACTGCTGATCCCCTCGGAACAATTATAATACTGGAAGAGATCATGGATCTGGCAATTCCCCTGCCCTTGATTATCGGAATGAAACCAATGGGCAGGGGACTTAGTTTATTTGTATTGGCAAGTCTTAAGCATCAGATGAAATACTTCTATCGTGGAGGAGGCTTGCTGGGAGCGTCAGTAGAAGTGGAACTTAAGGAGTATCCTACTACGATTTCAATTAGTAGCTTGATGCGAGCACTGGGAGGGGTATTTGGTGGACAGGGGGCTGCTGGAGCTGCTGGGACAACAGCGGCGGTGACACCCACAGGTGAAGTCCAAGTTGGAGCTTTAGGTGCTGCTCAACCGTTAGGAACAGATGCCAATGCCGCTGCAATACCTGCTGATGTTGCTGCAACAGAAAAGAACGCTTATGATATATCAGTAGATAATACTTTACCACAAATAGCACAGAATGCTGGAAATCCTGTACCTGCTAATCTGGGATTTAGCGGTAGTATTAGTCAACCTCCTCAACCTCCGTCAATTCCTGCTGCGGAACAAGCTGCATCTGGGGACTGAAAATGGATTTGACACGTGTCAAATTGAATGCTTGTAGGATTAAAGATTGTGATAATCCTGTAAAAGCAGGCGGGTTATGTCGTAAACACTATGACAATTGGCGCTATGCTGTTAATTCTAAGTATCGTGAGAAGGTAGTAAGATATTATAGACGGGCAAATTGGCTTAAAGATCAGTCGGGGGAACATTAAGTCAAATGAACATTGGGACATGGACGATAACAGATTCTCAAGGAAGGATTTTGTCAGGACCAGAACAAACAGCTTTGAATCTCGGCGCGACGGGTCTGAACGAAGTGTTACAGAATGTCAGGATAATTGTTACGACTCGAATCGGAACTGTGATGTTAGATCGAAAATTTGGATTGGAGTATAATTTCTTAGATGCACCACAGAATAAAGCCCAATTGATGCTAGTACAACAGCTTTGTCAAGGATTGACGAATTTCGAGCCTAGAGTAACCTTTTCACGGATACAATTTAGTATTGATCCTGTATCATATGCAATGAATGTTACTCTAGCCGTCAACATTAATCAAGCCGAAATTACATTACCTAGTCGATAGGATGGCTTATAGTACCAGATTTCCTCAATTAATTATTCCTACGATCTGCATCACTGATGTGGCGCAGGTTGCAGCGAATATAATTCAGGAGTATGAATATGATTTTCAGACTATCACTAGTTTAGCTAAGACTCTGGCCCCTGGTGATCCAGTGCGTATCCTTCTTTTGAGGATGGCTGCTCGTGAGAGTCAATACAGAGTACTACTGAATTATGGATTCCAACAAAATTTTATTCTATCTTCTGTTGGTAGTAATCTTGATGCTATTGGTAGCAATTATGGCGATTCAGGAAAGCGATTGCCAGCCAGTCCCGCAGTAACTACCTTATCATTTAGTCTCGCTGTACCGATTTTTACAGATATTATAATCCCTTTGGGTACATCGGTTGTTGGAGCGAGCGCTACTATTGCTAGTGTTGCTTTTCAGACTACGCAAACTGTAACACTGGCCGCTGGAACACTCAGTATTACGGCTCCTGCTCAATGCACTCAGAGTGGCGCGATAGGAAATGGATTTACGGCGGGTCAGTTAAATTCACTTCAGAATTGGCAGCTTCCTTATATCGTAGCTGTAGCCAATACTACAACTACACAAGGCGGTGCGGATGTAGAATCTGACGATGCATATGCACGAAGACTAGCGCTGGTGCCGGGAGAGTTCAGTGTTGCCGGCTCCTATCAGGCATATCAATTCTGGACCTATACAGCCAATGTAGCTATCAGCAGCGTATCTGTCGTCGGCCCGGCAGGTGATATTAACCAGACACCCCCCACTACCTCTGCCGGATATGTTGATATCTATATTATGCTACAGGGTGGGCAGATTCCAACTAGTTCTGTGCTCACACAGGTCCAGCAATTTTTAAGTGCGACGACTATCAGACCACTAGGAGATGTGGTCACTGTGAAGGCACCGTCTGTCACCAACTATAATATCATCGGAACATATTGGATCGATCCCGCTAATCAAGCACTAGCAACATCAATCCAGGCTCAGGTTCAGGCCGTGCTGCCTCAATTCAATAATTTGACCTCTTCAAATATTGGACGGATGATCAATCCAGAGCACTTAGGTCAGATGATCATGGAGGCTGGCGCAAGCGATTATCAACTAACTAACCCTGCGAGGACGCTATTAAATGCCGGACAGGTAGGTGTCCAGTCTGGTACGATGAATCTAGCCTATGGAGGATTACAGCCTGAGTAATGATCGGGTTTTGACACGTGTCAAATGACATCTATACAGACCTATTCGTAGATAATCTGCCTGAGTCAATCAGTTGGGATAGTCAGGTTCAGTCTATAGGTCTGGTATCTGATACACAGGCTGTGGGGCTGCAAGCGATCCTGCCACAGCTTCTAGTGCTATGCAATATTCCGAATCTTCCTGAATCGACGCTTGATTTGATGGCGTTTCAATATTCGGTTTTATTCTGGAGTAATCTTAATTCTATTGCAGATCCTGTGGCTAGATTGGCTCAGAAACGTGCGGTGATGGCAAATAATTTCTACTACCATGCACATCTAGGTACACCTCAGACTGTACAGGATATCGTCAGTTCCATCTATGGCCCAGCAATTGTGCAGGAATGGTTTTTGTATGGAGGTCTAGCCAACCATTTCCGTATACTGTTACCGTCTATAATTGATCCGGCAACTGAAGCGCAGATGCTTTCACTGGTTACGATAGTTAAACGGGTCAGTCAAGCGATGGATGGATTCTTCGTCTATACGAGTGCGCCTACGAATTTCTATGTTGCTGTTGGAGTGGTTACGCAGGTATGGCTATTTTTGCCGATGCCTAAGCAGAGTGTGGGGAAACAGTATGTAGGCATTGGTATGAGTCTTGGAGCCAATGCAAATGTATTGAGATCTTCGGCTGTTGCACAAATGGGAACTAGTATGGGTCTTAGCGGATTTGCTAGACAACTGAAACCGGGAGCTATGGTTGCCGATATTCGAACTGGAATGACAGCTAATATTATTGCCAAAGCGATGAAGAGTGCTGTGGCTCAGATCAATATGGGTGGCGGAGTAATTACTCCTGTGTAAGAGAATCTTTGACACGTGTCAAATTATGCCTAATTTTGTTTCCAATACAATCACAATAAATGGAGAGATCCAGATTGCTGCCGCTATTGCGAAGCAACAATTAGTTATTACACGAGTACAGGTAGGTGCTGGGGTCGCAACTGGCGCACTTCCTTCGCTGACAGCTTTGGTTGCTCCAGTGATGTATTGTACTCCTATCCCTCCACAGGTTTCAGCGAATCTTCTTCAGCCGGGTGAAGTAGTTGTAATGTCGGTTTTAGATACTGCTAATGTTACAACCATTTTTCAGTTAACTGAATTAGGTGTATTTGCAACAAGTGCCGGTGGGCCGGAACAATTGATTGCATACTGTGCATGTTCGGCTCCATATGATACGATTGCGCCAGGATCTGGGTCAAATCGATTGATTTTGAATCTCCAAGTTCCGATTGTTGTTGGAATAGGAGCAAGTGTTTCCATTACGGTTCAAGCAGGGAATCCTGTTTATGTACCACCGGTAGTTGCCGGGCCGGGGATTGTAGTGACAGCTCCAACCGATACATCTGGCCGAATAATCGAGTGGATTGTTAGTACCCCTCGAATCACACAGAATACTACCCTATATGTTTCAAATTCCTATACTCAGAATATAGCGCCGTATTTCAGTTCACTCGCAAATGCGATGTATTATTTGAGTTCCTTTACCATTTCTTCAGGTATTTCAGTTTATATCGATTTGGCCGCAGAAACTTTTACTTTGGCTACTACTACTGTTATTTATCATGTTAATGCTAGTCAAATTACAATTCAAGGGGCCAACAATCCCGATGTAACCTTTAATGGCATAGGTACTATTACAGGTGCAACTGGAAATTGGAAGGTTCAATTGCTAAATGTTTCCAGCACAGCCAATATCAAAGTAGGAACGTGGTTGAATATATGGTTAGTAAACTGGACTTGGATGGGGCCTTTGGTGTCAGGTTGTTGCCAAGTTACAGCAGTAGCTGGTAGCACGGTTACTGTTCAGAATTATTACTACGGAAGTACTTGGCCTAATATGGCGGGAGTCAATGGTCAAATGACTCCTCTTTCGACTGTTCTGGACTTTACATATACACAGGGAGGTGCGGGCCTTTGGTTTACTAATGGTATTGGACTGATGCAATATGTGGCGGTTATTAATCCTCCAGGGCAGGCAAATAATTATGTGGGCTATGGTGTCTTAATGTCGGGTGGGATTAGTAGTACTATAAGGTTTGTGGGAGTGTGGGGATTTAGAGGTAATACTGGCCAAAGTGTTGGATTTGCTGCATCTGGTTGCTTAGGAATCTGCCAATGTTGCAGCGCATCTTATAATGACAATGGATTTACAGCGGGAGGATCGGGCGCAAATTTAGACTTTCAAGGATGTTGTTCCACCCATAACAATATAGGGGCATGGGCAAATGGGGATTGTGCCGTTTCGTTTGTTGTTGGTATATATAATACACCTAATTTTGTAGCGGGTAGTCGTGCTCAAGGAGTATTTGCATCAGGTAATAGCTCTATAAATGTTTTTTATACTTATAAGAATGGTCAATTAGTGAACCAAGCTGTAATGAGTTGTTACAATAAGCTTCATGGATTTCAACTTTATAGTAAATGTAGTACAGGTTTTGGTACTTCTACTTCTGTATTTTGGGCAGCATATAATGGAGGTTATGATGTTTGTTTAAATATAATGTCTTCTTTAGCGGGGCAGTCTTACATTCAAGGTACGCGAAATTTCAATATTCCTCCGAATGTGTTATCGGCGGATGGTTGTCTTCTCATCTAAATAGATTTTTGACACGTGTCAAATTATGGCCGTCATAGATAAATATACTGATCTACCTCCTAATGTGTCGGGGGCTACTCCAGCGCCACCTCCTACGGGAACTACTTATCCGCCTAGTCCTCACGGAACTACTCACGTCAGTTCTGATCCTGTTCCACAAGTGACGACAAGTGCCGCAGGTTTAGTGCCAATATTGCCGGGGAATGCAGCGGTATTTCTAGACGGCACTGGACACTATACTCAACCGACTCCTGGTCCACCACTTAATGTTAAGGGTACAGTATCTACTCACAGTGCGCTGCCCAGCACTGGGCAACATGTCAATGATTTGTGGGTTACTTCGGATACGGGACATGGTTGGGTATGGAATGGAACGGCATGGTTGGATATGGGACCATTTCAGGGTCCACCGGGACCAGCGGGTAATACTGGGCCTAGTGGACCATCTGGTGGTACAGGTGCACAGGGACCGACTGGAGCGGCAGGAGGGCCGGGACCGGCTGGCTCCGCAGCTTCGATTGCCGTCGGTACGACCACTACTACTAGCCCTGGTGGGTCTGCCTCTGTTTCGAATGTCGGAACTACACAGGCGGCGATATTTAATTTTGCTATCCCTCAAGGAATAACCGGACCTGTTGGGTCGGTAGGAGCGACTGGTCCTACTGGTCCTGCTGGTACAACTGGAGCACAGGGAGTAGTTGGGCCACAAGGAGCACAGGGTCCGACTGGTGCTACTGGCCCAGCGGGGATTGCTGGTCCTTCAGCTACTGTCGGGATAGGATCAACTACGACAGGGGCACCGGGAACTCCGGCTGCGGTCACAAATACGGGTACGCCTTCAGCAGCAGTATACAACTTCACTATACCTCAAGGAGTAGTAGGTCCGACGGGCTCAACCGGGCCGCAGGGAGCCACAGGCCCACAAGGGACTACTGGAGCACAGGGCAGTACCGGGGCTGCTGGGCCACAGGGTGCTACTGGACCGCAGGGGCCACCAGGGGGAGCCTCTGCGTATACTACTCTAGCGAATACCTTCACGATGCCTGCTGTCGGATCGGCTGCGAGTACTGGAGTGGCTAGTGGAGGTGCGGCTCAATTCAGTGTCGGAGGTATTGTATATGTATCGCCAATCGGATACCTATCGATTACAGCGATTAACACTGGGACTAATCAACTTACACTCCAGAATCTTGGTTATACGGTAAATTCGGCTCCTGGCTCGACTGCGCCATCAGGTAATACAGTCACGGGTGTCGGACCAGAGGGTGCTCAAGGGCCAGCCGGTCCTACTGGACCTCAAGGAACTACTGGACCTCAAGGTGCAACGGGTGCGACTGGATCTACTGGATCTCAGGGTCCGACAGGAGCGACAGGTCCGACGGGTCCAACTGGCCCGACTGGTCCGACTGGGCAAGGTTATACGTGGAAGGGTGCCTGGGCTTCAGCTACCGCCTACAATCCGTATGATACTGTAAGCCGAAATGGTTCTTCGTATGTCTGCACATCGGTCAATACGGGAAATGATCCTGCAACCGATGCAACTCACTGGAATCTAATCGCACAGCTCGGAAATGTTGGGCCACAGGGACCGACTGGTAGTACTGGTCCGACAGGACCACAGGGTGCTCAAGGTTCAACGGGTGCGACGGGAGCCCAAGGTACACAAGGTCCTACGGGGGCAATCGGACCAACAGGTCCGACAGGATTAACGGGTCCGACAGGACAAGGATATAAATGGCAAGGTGCTTGGGCTTCAGCGACTGCCTATAATGCCTATGATACTGTAAGCTATGGGGGATCAAGCTACGTATGTATCCTCGCAAATAGTAATCAGGTTCCACCAAATGCTACATACTGGAATGTCATAGCTCAAATCGGAGGAACAGGTTCACAGGGTCCAACTGGCGCTCAAGGTGCACCTGGGGCGACTGGCGCAACTGGAGCACAAGGACCAATCGGCCCTACTGGACTAACTGGAGCTACTGGAGCACCGGGACCAAATGCGATCAGTACAGATGCGGGGAACATCGCAACGATCGGCACTGATAGTCTAATCTATGTTCCGCCATTGCAGATGGGCGGTATTTTAAAATATGTCAGTGCAACTGCATTAAGTTTTTTGCCGTTCCGAGGCAATCAAATTCAGATCAATGGGGTAATTTATAATATTCCTACCTCTGGGGTGGCAGGGTTGGCTAATACCAACGTCTACCTCAACGGGGTAGCCGGTCAGAATTTGGCCGCCAGTACCCTATATCGAGTTTACTGTTTTAATAATGCCGGAGTTTTAACGGCGGATTTCTCGACCACCGCCCATGCCACTAGTTTAACTGCGGGCAATGTCGGCACTGAGATTAAGAGTAACGACAATACCCGGACGTTTATCGGATTAATCTATGCCAACGTCAACAGTCAGTTTGCGGATATTCCCGGCACTCGCTATGTGCGTAGCTGGGTTAATCGCAGATCGGCAAAGTTTTTTGTTAATGCTTCTAGTACACAAGCCCTTGTCGCTTCCACTTGGACACAAGTTGCTGGTAGTATTTGTTATGTGGTTTGTTTTGCCGATGAAGAAATTTCTTTAGCGGCTACCGGTTGTATTAACCATCCTACCGCCTATGCGACTTCTCAGCTTAATATTGGTATAGACGGGACCGCTGGAGTGACCGCTGGTTTTACTTATACGGTTAGCGCTGGTGTTTGGGTTCCATCGAGCGCAAGTTGGGTGTCAAATCCGCTTACTGAGGGACTGCATAACTTCAACGGATTTGCTTTTACTTATAATGCCGCTTCCGTCCAGATCAACCTTGCCATCAGTGGCACCGTTGGATAAACTTTTGACACGTGTCAAAATTGATATATGAGCACTGACTGTAGGAATCTTCAGATTAAGGTGGTACGGGGTCGTACTCAGCCTATGATTTTTCAGATAGGTTCATGTATACCTGCTGGATCGAATCCTGACGGGACACCTATCTGGTCTTGGACTCCTACTGATATATCAGCATGGTCATTTATCTTTACGATGCGATCTAATTATACATATAAGCAGCCTGCGATCGCTATCCAGTACAATCCAGTTAGGAATCTTGCCGACCCTACACAGGGGCAACTCATGTGGGATATCGCTGATGTCGATACACAACCACTTCAGACTGGTAATTATGTCTTTGATATGGTTGTGATCTTGTCAGACTCAAAACCACGATTCTTTTGTGGAGGCGTGATACCACTCTTTGATAATGTGACTGATTCAGTTACACTCTCGGCTGTGGTGGGTATACAAATTGGTACGAGTATTAAGGCAAATACATGAATGAAGGATCATATTTCGGATTTCAGGATGACTTCGGCAATCTGATGACCGTCCAGTGGAACGCTCCTGCGATCACGGTCGTGCTTGATCAGGTAGGTGTGGTAACAGGCGCTATAGGACCAGCCGGACTAGCTGGACCAGCAGGACCACCAGGACCACAGGGACCAGTAGGACCGCAGGGATCGATAGGTATACAGGGGGTGTCGGGACCACAAGGGGTGCCGGGACTACAGGGACCACAGGGATTAATAGCTGAAGCACCTGCGGATGGACATATATACGGACGACAAAATGGAATCTGGGTTCAAATAGGATAAATCTTATGAATGAAACTGTAGAACAACAAACAATTAATATATCTCGGCCTCCACCTAATGGTCTGGGGCACTCGGCTGCCTTGCAGCATGATTTCTTGGAACTATATTTAACTCCTTGCATCGACTAATATGGCTAGTGGAACTGGAACTTATTTTGCGGCAAAGCTGTTGAATCAGCTATTTAATGCGACTGCGTATACCTACATGACGAGTCTCGATCTGGCACTATTTTCGACTGGAGGTCTGACAGCAGCAGGTGCTGGGACCGAAGTGTCTGGTACGGGATATGCACGTCTACCAGTAACCTGTAGTACGGCTAATTTCGCTGCGACTGTTACGAATAGTATCGCCAATTCGGTTACTTTTTCGTTTGCTGCCGCAGGTGGTCCTTGGACTGTAGCACAGACTCTAGGGATCTATGAACATGCAGTAAATAATCTGATAGTGTTTGGAGACTTGCTTGCGTCTAAGACTTTGAGTAGTGGCGATGTCTTTCAATTCACTATTGGAAACCTGACCATCACTCAAAGCTGAACCAATTTGACACGGTGTCAAATCTTGAACTATGATACATGAAGCGGAATGTCATATAGTACTGGAGCCCGGCATCGGTCTTGGAGCTGAGCCTCCTATTCCAACTGATGCTCAAATCGAGGAAGTGTTTTCGAATTGGAGATCGAAGACCAAGATCTTTATCGGACGGTGCTGTCAAGAGGAGGCTCGCGACTTCACTAACTTGACCGCTCAAGATATCTTTAGATATGGGATGAAATTCATGATCTGTGAATCGACCAAGCTTATATAGG